GTGAATAGGTTGCGACAATACCAAATTTGGATGTTGTACCTAAAACATCATATCTAGTTATTAATGAATCAGTATTTATTCCAGCATCGTGTAATAAGAACTCATTGTCAATATAATATAATAGGAATTGATTACTATAGTGACACACATTTGGAGTATCGCAATAGATTCTGATTCTAGCATTAGTTGTTGAAGATGCTTCAACTGGAACAACAGATATAACTGGAACCTTATCACCAGCATCAAATGTAGTACCAGTTAGATCTGTACGTTTAATTAAAACACTCTCACTTGAAATATTATCGTATATTTCTGTAAATGCCTGCATCAATCTAAGATATTGATAATCATTATATACTCCGGTATGTCCAGAAGTACCTAAGAATTCAATATCCATATAAGTTCCCATTGTATCAAAGCTATCTGTAACGATGGTTTCGTAACCTGAAGTCAATCCAACAGGAATATATGCGTAAGATGCTGTTGGTGTAGCTGTTGAGCTAACACTTACTGGATAATAATCTAAAGTATAACCTGAAGTTGCTCCCGATTTAATATGATGTAAATAACCCAGTATAATTGTACTATCTAAGCTATAATTAAAATCTGGTTTAATTGCACCTGTTGGTAAATTTGAAGGTGATCCATATAAAACGTTAACTTCATTATCATCAGTAAGATATAAAACGTCATATCTTGAACCTTGTGTATAAGTAATACCGCTCACAACTGTCGTAGTTGTTGTAAATCCACTAACAACAGTACCATTAATAACATAGTAGGTATCAACACCGCCATCTGAAAATTGAATTGTTGAATATGATGTCCCTGTAGTAGTTGCACCAGAATTAAAATAAATTTGATATACGTGTCCATTAGTAAATACACCTGATCTATCGTTAGTACCAACATTTAAATAATCTTGATCATAACTATCAATATTATTTGTGAAAACATTATTACCCGAATCAAGGTATTTTTGTGAATATGTAACTGTTTCTTTGAGAGAAGTTTCATATGACATAAATTTAATGCTGCTAATATCTTGTCCAACCAAAACATCACCAATAATATCTAGATTACCAAGTTTATAATCTGCTTCTAACAATGAATCTTCGTTATAAGTACAGAATAAACCAGTTTTATCAGTATTACTATTAACAATATTCTTAATATACATATCTCTATTGTCAAGATCTTTGAAATAAGGTATTAATGAACAATCATATTTAGCAAGTACATTAACAGTTCTCTCGTTAATAAAGTCATCAATCTCTGTTTTGATTAAGCCATTCTTGTTAAAATAGTTAGAATAAGTAGTATCGTTAGATAATGTTCTATAGTCTGACCAATCGCCTGCCAATACTACTAAAGTCACCATATAATCTGATATCCATTCTCTATAATCAATATAGGCTGGAACCTTTGTTCTGTCACCATACCATTCTTCTGCAGTTATATCAAAACCAGTTACATCTGATTTGTACATAAATACAGTAATATCTTTATCTCCCATATTAGTAATATGGAAAAGTCTCTGATTATCTTCAACACCATAGTTGTTAGCTTTAACAACATTTAAGAAAGCGTCTGAATCACGTTCCCAGAAATCTTGGCGATTAAAGAATAATTCGTAAGCTGAGCGATTAACATCACTATTTTGATATTGAGCCGAAACTGAGATAGTTTGCCAGTCAACCTTATCTCTATTTGGATTTGTTGCTAAGAGATTAAGCGCCCAAACTGGACCACTTTTCAACATTTGTTTTACTGTTTTGTGAAAAAATGAACCCTTATTTTCTAATCTCCTGTCATCTTCACCAAAAATTGCCGTAAATTCGTTTGGATTTGTAACATAAATTGGTGCGTTGAAAGGACCTTTTTTAGAAAATCCTGGTACCAAGTTTATAAGAACTTCTTGAATTGGAAGTTCTATGATACTGCTATCAATCTCATTAATGAAAACACCTGGTCTTTTGTATTTTCCGAAGTCTTTGTCTTTAATTGGCATAATTTAAAATTATTTTTTAAGTATATATTAATATATTTTTGTAAAAAAATTCACTTTTCGAATATCTTCGGTTGTTTTTTACTTTATTATATATTAATTTGATTTTTAAAAAAAAAGCTAAAAATCATGCAAAATATGATAGTAATTTTTTTGTAAAATAAAAAAATAACGTTATCTTTGTGTAATCAAAAATGATAAAATAAAAAATTATGAGAAGAAACTTTTTCTACAACAGGTCAATAGCAGTAAATAGAACTTTTGATTTCATCAAAGTTAATGAAGATCTAGACAAATTCTCGAATAAAATTGAAGACGGCTGGCTTATAACTAGCTATGACGGTCGTGAAATTTGTCGGGTTGAAGTATCAAAGATTTACTACAATTTTGACTTCACTAATTTTTCAAAATCCATTCTCTCTGAAATTGTCAATTATTTTACTCCTGAAAAATATGCACTCAAAGCCGCAAGTGGTGTTCAGGAAATTCGTCTGATTGGTGACGAAATTTACATTGATAATGAGAGATATGAAAAAATGATTAGTATCGTTAATTCTACTGACAAATCAAGAGCGCTTTCAATGAGTGTAGGTCTTGCTAAAATTAATGTTAAAGGTGAAAGAGCTACTTCCTACACAATTCTTACCAATTTCAGTAACAAACATTATAAAGCATCTCTTCCTGACAAAATTAAAGCTTTTTCGGACAATCTCATTAATTTCAACATGGATATTGATTTTCACATCAAAACTATTGAAGATTTGAAAAACAAAGATGTTTCTATCATTGATTTCGCAAAATCCATTATGCTTGATAAGGATGATAAAGTGATTAAATCAGTTGAATTGAAACTTAGGGCTTTGGGTAAAAAGCTAATGTACGAATATGGTTTCAGGAAAAATTATTCAACTTTGAATAATCTGACATCAGATAAGGTTGATAAGGTTGAAGATTTTGAAATTAATGCAAATGTACTTTACAATGCCTATGTTGAAATCTTCAAAGATTCTGACACTTCAATTATTGCAAGGGAATCCAGAAGAGTAATCGAAGCACTTGAAGAAATATAATAATTGATGAACGATATAAAAGTGCTGATTTATTATCAGCACTTTTTATTTTTTAAATAAAAATTTGGAAATTAAAAAAAGAGGTATTATATTTGTTATAACAAATAAAATATTTAGAAATCTTAAACTTTTTGTTAAAAAAAGATAAACAAATTGCTATATATTTACTATATAAAAGTTTATATTATAACTATGAAGAAAACTGACAAGAATGAATTAGAACAAAAGTTCGAAGAACGCACCGGGATTAATTTCCAACTCTTTTATAAAAATTATAAGCCTAAATTAATGTGGTATATTTCAAGATATACTAAAGATTCGGAGATTGCTGAAGATCACGTTGAAGATGCATTTATTCAAGCATTATTAAACATTAATACTTATAAAAGACCTGATGAAGGTGGCGCACAAGTTAACACTTGGCTCTACAAAATCGCAGAAAATATTGTTAAGAAAGCACATAAAGATAGTGAAAGATTACCAACAAATTCACTAGACAAAGAAATGGCTGAAAATTTCAAATTATCTAATTTAATACCGTATGATGATGGTAAAAGAATTAGAGACGAATATAATATTTTTGTTAAAAAGGCAAACATGATTAGAGAAACTATTTATAATTTACCTGAAAAAGATTCTAAATATAAAAGAGTTCTTATTATGAGAGAAATAGAAGGTATGGCTTACAAAGAAATATCTGAAGAGTTAAATATTAATCTTTCAACTATCAAATCTCAAATAAAAAAAGGAAGAAACATTATTAAGAAAAAGGTAATGAAAAAATTTCAGGAAATAGATCATAACGGTGACGAATGATTTCTTACGAAGGTTCAAAATGGCACATTAAAATATGGAGACACAGATGGTATTTGTACGCCATTCTTCTTCATTTTATAAATTTTATAAATATAGAATTATGGATTGATTATCTTTTAAATAAAAAAATAGATAAAAAACAAGTAAAAAATCTTAGAAAAAATTGGAAATATATCAAAAGACACGTTGAATTAAGTAAAATGTATAAATTCTCAACAAAAACTAAATATGAAAGAGAAGACTGACTATTACGGAACTGAGGGCTATAATTTCTCCTCAAAAAAAGACGAAATTAATAAAATTTTCAACACACCAGACTATCAAGAGTATAAAACAAAAAAGAGAAAAACTCAAAAAAGAAAAGAATTAACTTACAAAGTTACATCTATCGGAAATTCCACAAATTCTGTTAAATTTCTAATTCTTAGCAATACATTAATATTTATCCTAAGTTATTTTTTTATACCATCATTAATATTAAAATTTGCCAGTTACAATATTACCAATGAAAGTTTTGCAATTTATCAACCTTTCACTTCCATGTTTTTACACGCTAGTATTATTCACATATTATTTAATATGATAATGTTATGGTCGTTCGGAAATCAACTTGAGCAAATTATTGGTACTAAGAAATTTCTTTTTATATATTTCCTAAGCGGTTTAGTATCAGGTATTCTTTGGATGTTTTTTGGTACAAGTGCCGCTGTTGGTGCCTCTGGTGCATTATGTGGATTACTAGCAGCTTTCGTATTTATTTCACCAGAATCTAAAGTTTTACTTTTCTTTATTATACCAGTAAAAATTAAAGGACTTGTTTATGGTTTTGCATTATTTTCACTCGTATTTGGTGTATTATCAATGATAAATCCAATACTCGGTTTCGGTGTTGGACATTTTGGACACTTAGGTGGATTAATTGGTGGCTATTTGATTGCTCTTTATTGGTCAAAAAGAAAATTAATTCCAACTACATAAAAATATTTAAAATGCTTTTTTATTTAAATAATTAGTTGTATATTTGTAATCAAATCAAATAAAATTATAACAAGATGATTGATTTCTATAAACACGTGATTCCTGGACAGATGCACGAAAAGCTCACCGAAGCTGTCGTTGCAATGATGGCTACTGGTAATTTACCTTATTATGGTGAATTTGCTTTATTCATCAACTTCTATGAATCAAAAAACAATCCGTATATCCCAACTGCTGGTGTAAACGTTACGTCAAAAGGTATGAATTTCTATTGGGATCGTAAGTTTATTGATAAACTTCCTCAATCTGAAATCAATTTTCTTCTTATTCACGAAGAATTCCATCTTCTATTTGATCACGTCAAGAGAAGTATAGGTTATGACGCACGTTCTGCTAACGTCGTGCAAGATATGATTATCAATCAGATCATTCATGATGAAATTATTAAACAACAAGGTTTAGGTCAGGGATCTAAACCTTTTATTAGCATTCCAAAAGATGAATTCAAAAGGAATAGTGCTTTGTTTATTCCAAAAGAATATAAAGGAGAAGCAATATTTGAAGATTTGTATGAGTGGTATGTTAATAAAAAACGTGAATGGCAGGAAAAAAACAAAGAAGCTATTCAGAAAATGCGTAACGAATCCAATAAATGTCCTAAATGCGGTTCTCCGATGAATCAGCCTGGAAATGATCAATCTGATAAACAGCAGGGAAAAGGTGAAGGTGAAGGTGAAGGTGAAAATAAAGAAAACAAAAGTGGAGGTAAAGGTCAAAATCAGAAGGATCAGAAGGATCAGAAGGATCAGAAGGGTAAAGGAGGAAATAGTAAAGATAGTTCTAACTCTGATGGTGATGGTGATGGAGATAGTGAAGGTAGTAGCAATAAATGTCCTAACTGCGGTCACGAAAATCATAATAACAAATCTCGTCAGGGTGAAAAAGATACTGCTGGTAATGATAAATATGGTAAATATGGTAAAAATGATACTGAATGTTATTCACTTGAAACTATCTTTGAGGGTGAAGAACGTGAAGAACAGAATACACTTGATGCACATCTTGGAGACGACATTCCTCAGGAATTAAAAAGAGAAATTGTTGAAGGTGTTATGACTAAACTAAAAAATCGTGGTTTAACATCAAGTGATGTTGAAGCTATCCTTAACAAACTTCGTAAAACCAAAAAAGATTACTTAAAAGAAATTAAAAGAACTATGAGTAATCATATCTTTGGCTCGAAGAAAGAAAAAACTATTGTTCGTCCTAACAGGCGAGGTATTGCTGGGTTGAAAGGTCACAAAAAATATAAGAATGAAATTAATGTTCTTCTTGATACCTCTGGCTCCATGGGCGGTGAATTTGAAAAAGTTCTTTCTTATATCTTTCAGAATGATATTCATATCAATCTTGTTCAGTGTGATGCTCAAATTCAGCAGGTTCTGAAAATCAAAGAAAAGAAAGAACTTGAAAAAATGAAGATAAAGGGGCTTGGCGGGACTTCCCTAATGCCGGGACTTGATTTTATTGCGGATAAGAAAAATAAAATTTACATGTACAACACAGTGATCTTAACAGACGGATATACTGATAGTTTAAATTTCAAAAACATCAAAACAAAGACATTAATTCTTTCAACCGCAAGTAAATGTCCAATAGAATTTGATAATGGACGTGTCAAACAGATTAATGATATTGGTAAACAGGATTAAAAAGAAAAGCCAAACTCAAATTTGAGTTTGGCTTTTCTTTTTAATCCTGTTTACCAATATCATTAATCTGTTTGACACGTCCATTATCAAATTCTATTGGACATTTACTTGCGGTTGAAAGAATTAATGTCTTTGTTTTGATGTTTTTGAAATTTAAACTATCAGTATATCCGTCTGTTAAGATCACTGTGTTGTACATGTAAATTTTATTTTTCTTATCCGCAATAAAATCAAGTCCCGGCATTAGGGAAGTCCCGCCAAGCCCCTTTATCTTCATTTTTTCAAGTTCTTTCTTTTCTTTGATTTTCAGAACCTGCTGAATTTGAGCATCACACTGAACAAGATTGATATGAATATCATTCTGAAAGATATAAGAAAGAACTTTTTCAAATTCACCGCCCATGGAGCCAGAGGTATCAAGAAGAACATTAATTTCATTCTTATATTTTTTGTGACCTTTCAACCCAGCAATACCTCGCCTGTTAGGACGAACAATAGTTTTTTCTTTCTTCGAGCCAAAGATATGATTACTCATAGTTCTTTTAATTTCTTTTAAGTAATCTTTTTTGGTTTTACGAAGTTTGTTAAGGATAGCTTCAACATCACTTGATGTTAAACCACGATTTTTTAGTTTAGTCATAACACCTTCAACAATTTCTCTTTTTAATTCCTGAGGAATGTCGTCTCCAAGATGTGCATCAAGTGTATTCTGTTCTTCACGTTCTTCACCCTCAAAGATAGTTTCAAGTGAATAACATTCAGTATCATTTTTACCATATTTACCATATTTATCATTACCAGCAGTATCTTTTTCACCCTGACGAGATTTGTTATTATGATTTTCGTGACCGCAGTTAGGACATTTATTGCTACTACCTTCACTATCTCCATCACCATCACCATCAGAGTTAGAACTATCTTTACTATTTCCTCCTTTACCCTTCTGATCCTTCTGATCCTTCTGATCCTTCTGATTTTGACCTTTACCTCCACTTTTGTTTTCTTTATTTTCACCTTCACCTTCACCTTCACCTTTTCCCTGCTGTTTATCAGATTGATCATTTCCAGGCTGATTCATCGGAGAACCGCATTTAGGACATTTATTGGATTCGTTACGCATTTTCTGAATAGCTTCTTTGTTTTTTTCCTGCCATTCACGTTTTTTATTAACATACCACTCATACAAATCTTCAAATATTGCTTCTCCTTTATATTCTTTTGGAATAAACAAAGCACTATTCCTTTTGAATTCATCTTTTGGAATGCTAATAAAAGGTTTAGATCCCTGACCTAAACCTTGTTGTTTAATAATTTCATCATGAATGATCTGATTGATAATCATATCTTGCACGACGTTAGCAGAACGTGCGTCATAACCTATACTTCTCTTGACGTGATCAAATAGAAGATGGAATTCTTCGTGAATAAGAAGAAAATTGATTTCAGATTGAGGAAGTTTATCAATAAACTTACGATCCCAATAGAAATTCATACCTTTTGACGTAACGTTTACACCAGCAGTTGGGATATACGGATTGTTTTTTGATTCATAGAAGTTGATGAATAAAGCAAATTCACCATAATAAGGTAAATTACCAGTAGCCATCATTGCAACGACAGCTTCGGTGAGCTTTTCGTGCATCTGTCCAGGAATCACGTGTTTATAGAAATCAATCATCTTGTTATAATTTTATTTGATTTGATTACAAATATACAACTAATTATTTAAATAAAAAAGCATTTTAAATATTTTTATGTAGTTGGAATTAATTTTCTTTTTGACCAATAAAGAGCAATCAAATAGCCACCAATTAATCCACCTAAGTGTCCAAAATGTCCAACACCGAAACCGAGTATTGGATTTATCATTGATAATACACCAAATACGAGTGAAAATAATGCAAAACCATAAACAAGTCCTTTAATTTTTACTGGTATAATAAAGAAAAGTAAAACTTTAGATTCTGGTGAAATAAATACGAAAGCTGCTAGTAATCCACATAATGCACCAGAGGCACCAACAGCGGCACTTGTACCAAAAAACATCCAAAGAATACCTGATACTAAACCGCTTAGGAAATATATAAAAAGAAATTTCTTAGTACCAATAATTTGCTCAAGTTGATTTCCGAACGACCATAACATTATCATATTAAATAATATGTGAATAATACTAGCGTGTAAAAACATGGAAGTGAAAGGTTGATAAATTGCAAAACTTTCATTGGTAATATTGTAACTGGCAAATTTTAATATTAATGATGGTATAAAAAAATAACTTAGGATAAATATTAATGTATTGCTAAGAATTAGAAATTTAACAGAATTTGTGGAATTTCCGATAGATGTAACTTTGTAAGTTAATTCTTTTCTTTTTTGAGTTTTTCTCTTTTTTGTTTTATACTCTTGATAGTCTGGTGTGTTGAAAATTTTATTAATTTCGTCTTTTTTTGAGGAGAAATTATAGCCCTCAGTTCCGTAATAGTCAGTCTTCTCTTTCATATTTAGTTTTTGTTGAGAATTTATACATTTTACTTAATTCAACGTGTCTTTTGATATATTTCCAATTTTTTCTAAGATTTTTTACTTGTTTTTTATCTATTTTTTTATTTAAAAGATAATCAATCCATAATTCTATATTTATAAAATTTATAAAATGAAGAAGAATGGCGTACAAATACCATCTGTGTCTCCATATTTTAATGTGCCATTTTGAACCTTCGTAAGAAATCATTCGTCACCGTTATGATCTATTTCCTGAAATTTTTTCATTACCTTTTTCTTAATAATGTTTCTTCCTTTTTTTATTTGAGATTTGATAGTTGAAAGATTAATATTTAACTCTTCAGATATTTCTTTGTAAGCCATACCTTCTATTTCTCTCATAATAAGAACTCTTTTATATTTAGAATCTTTTTCAGGTAAATTATAAATAGTTTCTCTAATCATGTTTGCCTTTTTAACAAAAATATTATATTCGTCTCTAATTCTTTTACCATCATCATACGGTATTAAATTAGATAATTTGAAATTTTCAGCCATTTCTTTGTCTAGTGAATTTGTTGGTAATCTTTCACTATCTTTATGTGCTTTCTTAACAATATTTTCTGCGATTTTGTAGAGCCAAGTGTTAACTTGTGCGCCACCTTCATCAGGTCTTTTATAAGTATTAATGTTTAATAATGCTTGAATAAATGCATCTTCAACGTGATCTTCAGCAATCTCCGAATCTTTAGTATATCTTGAAATATACCACATTAATTTAGGCTTATAATTTTTATAAAAGAGTTGGAAATTAATCCCGGTGCGTTCTTCGAACTTTTGTTCTAATTCATTCTTGTCAGTTTTCTTCATAGTTATAATATAAACTTTTATATAGTAAATATATAGCAATTTGTTTATCTTTTTTTAACAAAAAGTTTAAGATTTCTAAATATTTTATTTGTTATAACAAATATAATACCTCTTTTTTTAATTTCCAAATTTTTATTTAAAAAATAAAAAGTGCTGATAATAAATCAGCACTTTTATATCGTTCATCAATTATTATATTTCTTCAAGTGCTTCGATTACTCTTCTGGATTCCCTTGCAATAATTGAAGTGTCAGAATCTTTGAAGATTTCAACATAGGCATTGTAAAGTACATTTGCATTAATTTCAAAATCTTCAACCTTATCAACCTTATCTGATGTCAGATTATTCAAAGTTGAATAATTTTTCCTGAAACCATATTCGTACATTAGCTTTTTACCCAAAGCCCTAAGTTTCAATTCAACTGATTTAATCACTTTATCATCCTTATCAAGCATAATGGATTTTGCGAAATCAATGATAGAAACATCTTTGTTTTTCAAATCTTCAATAGTTTTGATGTGAAAATCAATATCCATGTTGAAATTAATGAGATTGTCCGAAAAAGCTTTAATTTTGTCAGGAAGAGATGCTTTATAATGTTTGTTACTGAAATTGGTAAGAATTGTGTAGGAAGTAGCTCTTTCACCTTTAACATTAATTTTAGCAAGACCTACACTCATTGAAAGCGCTCTTGATTTGTCAGTAGAATTAACGATACTAATCATTTTTTCATATCTCTCATTATCAATGTAAATTTCGTCACCAATCAGACGAATTTCCTGAACACCACTTGCGGCTTTGAGTGCATATTTTTCAGGAGTAAAATAATTGACAATTTCAGAGAGAATGGATTTTGAAAAATTAGTGAAGTCAAAATTGTAGTAAATCTTTGATACTTCAACCCGACAAATTTCACGACCGTCATAGCTAGTTATAAGCCAGCCGTCTTCAATTTTATTCGAGAATTTGTCTAGATCTTCATTAACTTTGATGAAATCAAAAGTTCTATTTACTGCTATTGACCTGTTGTAGAAAAAGTTTCTTCTCATAATTTTTTATTTTATCATTTTTGATTACACAAAGATAACGTTATTTTTTTATTTTACAAAAAAATTACTATCATATTTTGCATGATTTTTAGCTTTTTTTTTAAAAATCAAATTAATATATAATAAAGTAAAAAACAACCGAAGATATTCGAAAAGTGAATTTTTTTACAAAAATATATTAATATATACTTAAAAAATAATTTTAAATTATGCCAATTAAAGACAAAGACTTCGGAAAATACAAAAGACCAGGTGTTTTCATTAATGAGATTGATAGCAGTATCATAGAACTTCCAATTCAAGAAGTTCTTATAAACTTGGTACCAGGATTTTCTAAAAAAGGTCCTTTCAACGCACCAATTTATGTTACAAATCCAAACGAATTTACGGCAATTTTTGGTGAAGATGACAGGAGATTAGAAAATAAGGGTTCATTTTTTCACAAAACAGTAAAACAAATGTTGAAAAGTGGTCCAGTTTGGGCGCTTAATCTCTTAGCAACAAATCCAAATAGAGATAAGGTTGACTGGCAAACTATCTCAGTTTCGGCTCAATATCAAAATAGTGATGTTAATCGCTCAGCTTACGAATTATTCTTTAATCGCCAAGATTTCTGGGAACGTGATTCAGACGCTTTCTTAAATGTTGTTAAAGCTAACAACTATGGTGTTGAAGATAATCAGAGACTTTTCCATATTACTAATATGGGAGATAAAGATATTACTGTATTTATGTACAAATCAGATGTAACTGGTTTTGATATAACTGCAGAAGAATGGTATGGTGACAGAACAAAGGTTCCAGCCTATATTGATTATAGAGAATGGATATCAGATTATATGGTGACTTTAGTAGTATTGGCAGGCGATTGGTCAGACTATAGAACATTATCTAACGATACTACTTATTCTAACTATTTTAACAAGAATGGCTTAATCAAAACAGAGATTGATGACTTTATTAACGAGAGAACTGTTAATGTACTTGCTAAATATGATTGTTCATTAATACCTTATTTCAAAGATCTTGACAATAGAGATATGTATATTAAGAATATTGTTAATAGTAATACTGATAAAACTGGTTTATTCTGTACTTATAACGAAGATTCATTGTTAGAAGCAGATTATAAACTTGGTAATCTAGATATTATTGGTGATGTTTTGGTTGGACAAGATATTAGCAGCATTAAATTTATGTCATATGAAACTTCTCTCAAAGAAACAGTTACATATTCACAAAAATACCTTGATTCGGGTAATAATGTTTTCACAAATAATATTGATAGTTATGATCAAGATTATTTAAATGTTGGTACTAACGATAGATCAGGTGTATTTACTAATGGACACGTATATCAAATTTATTTTAATTCTGGTGCAACTACTACAGGGACATCATATTCAACAATTCAATTTTCAGATGGCGGTGTTGATACCTACTATGTTATTAATGGTACTGTTGTTAGTGGATTTACAACAACTACGACAGTTGTGAGCGGTATTACTTATACACAAGGTTCAAGATATGACGTTTTATATCTTACTGATGATAATGAAGTTAACGTTTTATATGGATCACCTTCAAATTTACCAACAGGTGCAATTAAACCAGATTTTAATTATAGCTTAGATAGTACAATTATACTGGGTTATTTACATCATATTAAATCGGGAGCAACTTCAGGTTATACTTTAGATTATTATCCAGTAAGTGTTAGCTCAACAGCTACACCAACAGCATCTTACGCATATATTCCTGTTGGATTGACTTCAGGTTACGAAACCATCGTTACAGATAGCTTTGATACAATGGGAACTTATATGGATATTGAATTCTTAGGTACTTCTGGACATACCGGAGTATATAATGATTATCAATATCTTAGATTGATGCAGGCATTTACAGAAATATACGATAATATTTCAAGTGAGAGTGTTTTAATTAAACGTACAGATCTAACTGGTACTACATTTGATGCTGGTGATAAGGTTCCAGTTATATCTGTTGTTCCAGTTGAAGCATCTTCAACAACTAATGCTAGAATCAGAATCTATTGCGATACTCCAAATGTGTGTCACTATAGTAATCAATTCCTATTATATTATATTGACAATGAGTTCTTATTACACGATGCTGGAATAAATACTGATTCATTAATAACTAGATATGATGTTTTAGGTACAACATCCAAATTTGGTATTGTCGCAACCTATTCAC